GCTTGTTGCTTGTAGCTTTTTTCTTTCATAATTTTTTCTGGCCCCGTGACTTCGATTCATCCGTCGATGAGGAGCGGTCACTTGACCCCAGATCCAAGCCCCCAATTACAATCGGTCTAGTACAAATCTTTGCTAGACACATTAGAGCAATCCGCCTTGGATCTGGGCTCAAGTTTAAATGTCAAACAAAAACAGTATTGCTAGTCCAACAAAAAACATAATGGGGTAAAACCATAAACTTTCAATCATCATTTTTACAATCTATGCATAAGTTTTTTGCTCTATCTGACCACTCGTCATTTTTGGGTGTGCAACCACAATTATGACACTTGTTCATAAAGACAATATCTAATGCAGTATTATATGTTAATTCTCTTTCGTTCATGCCATCATTTATAATCCTATTGACTTTAACTGTCAAGCCATGATATAACTTTATTTTTAACTAAAGGAGAATAATGAGCAGATTAAGATTAAATCAAGAACTAAGAAATAAGATCGCTAGTCGTTGGCGTGTTCATGCTGAACAGGAAGAAACTGACGAGAAAGAAAAATACTTTCGAGCAAGAGAAAGTATTAAACCAGAACAGGACAAGGCGTGGGATTTAACTCACACTATTGTTCGTAGACATTACACCGATGATGATGTTGCAAAAGCAAGATACCTACAAAACAAATTTGACAATGTAGATACTATTGCAAGTGATAGTTGCTTTCATCTTGGTTATATGGGCAAAGCCGAAGAACGTGATGACAATGATAATTTTAAAATGGTTGATAAAAGAATATCACACCACTTTGATTTTAAAATTGATGGTGGCATAAATGGTTTGGATAATGGTCATAGAGATCATGATTTTGGTTATGCTTACTTTCGTGATGAGTTGAAAGCACAGGATAATTGCAATCCAGACATCAACATTGAAATGGCTGATAAGCAAAGCAATCCTCACCAAACTAAATTTCAAGATGCAAACGCAAAGTATCTTGGAACGAATGGCGGTAGTGATAATCAAACATCATACGCAAAGGAATGGAATGATGATTATAAACTTGATTTGATTGGTCGAGAATATTGTCGTAATAGACAACTCGATTGTTCAAAGCAAGAGTTTGATACTTTAATGGTCTGGCAAATTGCAAAAGGTAAATTAATTCAATGTCATCATAATTGGATTAAATCTGTCTTAACTCAAATGAAGTTTATTAAAGATGTGATCAAAGGATATAAATATCTTGACGAGGCACTAGAGTTTGCAAAAGAAAGCGGATTAAATATTAATGACGCTGAAATAATTAGAACTAACTCAACAGGTTTAATTATGTACAATCCTAAAAATGCCGCTGAAATGTTAAAGTCAATGAAAAACAAAACTCAATCAAGAGAACAGAAAATATTGGCACGTCAAATATACGATCAACAACAATCAAAATAACGCCATTGACATATTAGGGATAATCAAGTATTATCCCTACTATGGACAAATCAATAGAAAGAAATAAAAAGTTCAAAATCAAGTACACTAAAAATGATGGCGAAACAGTTAGACGTTTCGGCATTGTTAATGACGATTGTCGTGGACTTGGAAATAGGCAAAAAGACAATCGCCCTTTTTTACATTACTATGATCTTGATAAAGAAGGTTACAGATACGCAACTAATTGGGAGATACTATGACAGATAGAAATATAAAAGTAACAAACCCATTTTCTGGGGAATCTGAAATGTTAACAGAAGAAGAATCTAAACTTTATTATAGAATAAAGAACTTAGAGTTAGCTGAGTTATATGGTGAAATGCAAAAGGCGTTGAGTAAGTTTAGTAGAATGAATGCTAAAGCTTATATGACGTTGTTAGACTAATGATTGAACTATTTATATTCGGTATGTTATTTGTTTTAATTGTTTTAAGAATATGGAGTGATCAATGAAATATTGCCAAGGTCCAAACTGTCATACTTATAGAACTAAAGATAGAATAAGAGGACATAAAGGCGATAAGCATTATGAAACGCGCAAGCGTTCTTCATTCTATTATCTTAATGGCAATGCATGTTCAATGACATGTGAACGTGATTGGTTTAATAAGTTTGGCGATATGGCTGTTGATCACTTCGGTAGAGTACATGAGCCTAAACGAGTTGGTTGCGATAGCGCTTGGTATAAGCATAGAGATTGGCGAGGTTACGATAACAATATGTATTACATCATCAATGATTTACTTGGCGAACGTAGACCAATTACAGCAGCACAATACAATGATGAAAGCTTTGTTAGTCCATAACAAATAGTCAACGCGGCTAACGCCGCGTTGGCTCTTGGTCCACCCCCCTCACGGGGGTGGACCTCGTACCTTGGACCACGATTCAATAGAGGTACCAAACCCAATTCCAAATAACTTCGAGCAGAAAACATCGATCCCCCTTTTTTAAAAAGGGGTCCCACTACTTTAGGTTGAATTGCTTGATTTAGAGAGACAAGGCTGTTAAAAACTTATTGAACATTATATTGTAATGCAAAAAATTTTATAAAATTTTTATATGAATTTAAACGTAGATATCAGTAGTTTACCCGCAGACATTCGAAGAACTTATAAACAACTCCAAGTACTACACGCTGAAAAACAAATCCAAAACAGAGCTAAAAATGATTTTTTATCCTTTGTAAAATGTGTCTGGCCTGATTTCATTGAAGGGTCTCATCATAGACATATTGCCAAGAAATTTAATGATTTATCGACCGGGAAGCTTAAACGTTTAATCGTGAATATGCCACCTAGGCACACGAAGTCAGAATTTGCCTCTTATTTGCTGCCTGCCTGGATGGTGGGCCGTAATCCAAAACTCAAGATCATTCAAGCAACCCACACCGGAGAACTCGCTATTAAGTTTGGTCGTAAGGCTAAACACCTCATTGATTCTGAAGAGTATCATAAGATATTTCAAACCAGATTACAGGAAGATAGTAAAGCCGCTGGGAGGTGGGAAACAGCACAAGGCGGCGAGTACTTCGCGGCCGGAGTCGGCGGTGCTATCACCGGACGGGGTGCTGACTTATTAATTATTGACGATCCGCATTCTGAACAAGATGCCATGTCTCCAAGTGCTTTGGAGAGTGCTTATGAATGGTACACTTCAGGTCCGAGACAACGTCTTCAACCGGGAGCCGCGATCGTTCTAGTTATGACCCGTTGGTCGACTAAAGATTTAACTGCGATGCTATTGAAAGCCCAAAAAGAAGTGAAGGGTGATCAGTGGACCGTGGTCGAATTTCCAGCAATCATGGACCACGGATCACGGAACGCGAAACCGGTTTGGCCCGAGTACTGGAACCTCGAGGAGTTGGAAAAAGTTAAAGCAACGTTGCCCGTTACTAAATGGAACGCGCAATTCATGCAAAATCCCACTTCAGAAGAAGGAGCCATTATTAAACGGGAATGGTGGCGTGAATGGGAACACGAGTGGATCCCACCGCTCCAGCATGTCATTCAAAGCTATGATACGGCTTTCATGAAAAAGGAAACGGCGGATTATTCGGCGATTACCACCTGGGGTGTCTTTAAACCCTCGGAAGACGAGCCGGTGAATCTGATCTTGCTCGATGCCATCAAAGGACGGTACGAGTTCCCGGAATTAAGGCGTTTGGCTCTCGAGCAGTATAAATACTGGCATCCCGAGACGGTCATTATCGAAGCGAAGGCCTCAGGACTGCCTTTGACCTATGAGTTGAGGCAAATGGATATTCCAGTTAGTAACTTTACTCCTAGCAAAGGAAATGATAAGCATGTAAGAGTAAATGTATGCGCACCGCTTTTTGAGTCGGGAATGATATGGGCGCCTGACCAGAAATTTGCGGAAGAAGTTATTGAAGAATGCGCAGCGTTTCCGTACGGAGATCATGACGATTTGGTCGACTCGATGACGCAAGCGGTCATGCGCTTCAGGCAGGGCGGATTTTTAACCCATCCCGAAGACTATATTTTACCCAAAAAACAGCCCAGAAAAAATGAGTATTATTAATGTTTTGGCTAACAAAATTTTTTACAAAAGGAAAATCGGTTAAAGACGCGATCAAGTATTTTCATACTATTAATGGTCGTCCTCCTTCCGGTATAGAAACAATCAGGATTAAAAACGCTTTCATGGAACAGAATCGTCAATCGAACGTGATTGATATTACGTCCAGGATCAAAGACGACTGGTGGAAACAAAGATCTGGGTTTAAACGTCAGCATCCTGAAGTAACTAAAAAAACAAAAGAAAGCGACGACTTAGTTAAATGGTTTGAAGAAACAACCGGTGAAAAAGTTGATACAGATACTTATAGCGCTCTTCTACAAAGACAGGGAAAAGAACTAGAAGGCATCGATAAAAATCAAGGGATAGAGTTTTATTCTAACATGTCGGACATGATGAAAAGACATAGTAGAGAAGAATTGGAATTTAAATACGATGAAATGTTCAATAAAATTTTAGAAAAGGCAAAACGAATTGACAGAGATCCTAAAGTTCTGCTTGAAGCAGAATTGGGTAAAAAACTTACCGGTGAAGAAACAACAACTCAATTATTAGATATTTTTAAAAATCGACCTAAGAAAGCATCCGGCGGCATCGCGCGTGCGGGGATGTTTGTAGGAGGCCCAATAAAATTGGCTAAAGGAGCTAAATGGTTTCTTAACTCTCTCAAAAAGAATGTAACAGATTTAAAAGCAGGACACCCAAGATTTAAAGTTATACCAGCCGAAGAACAAAAAATGCTCATAGGGGGATATGAAACATTTATTAAGAAACTTGAAGCGGGAGGTGAAATTCCTAAAGAAGCTCTTGAAGCTATTTCTAAAAATCCGCAATATTACAAAACTAAAAAGGTCGTTCGGAGCCAAGATCCTGACCTGGCTGAAGTAGAAGAATTAATTGATGAAAAAGTTTTTGGTCATGTACGTCAAGAATTAAAAGATTTGGAAACAGTGGGTAGAAAATCGAATGCATCCGGGGGCCGTGTTCCGTTGATGTATGGCGGTGATCCGGGATTCGCGTTTGAATACGGTGGTTCGTGGGCCGATTGGCATGATCAACATCGAGACCAGATGCCGGTTGAACAATATATTAAAACAAAAT